CGCATCCGCCCACGAGCCGTTGTCCTCGTCCACGAACTGGTAGATCCGGTCCGGTCCGACGCCGTAGTGGCTTGCGGCCTGCGATTGGGGGAGCGAGAACCAGTTCGCGCAGGATTCGAGGGTGCCGACCATGATGTGCAGGGTGATGTGGTCCACCCGGTAGCCGTTGCGGCCGTTGTAGTGGTTTGGCGACCCGCGCCATGTGGCGAGGCTTGAACCGGTCATTGGGTGTCGCCTCCGTCGCGTTTGCTGCGGAAGAGCTTGAGCAGCGGGCCTGCGGCGATGTCGGGATTGATTTCGCCGATGTTCTCGAGGATGCTGCTGATTTCGGTGATGCTGATGTAGACAGCGGCGGGCACGATGAGGGGCACGCTGTAGCCGAGGTCGAGGTATTGCTGGCCGCGTTCGACGACCTCGGCGAGGAGCATGACCAGGATGAGGCCGCTTTTGTGCCACAGGCCCTCCCTCATTTTCTCGCTGCTGATGTCGTGCTGCATGGCGGCCTTGAGCAGGCCGGTCATGTAGTCCATGGCGATGAGGATGCCCACGATGGCGAGGGCCGCGATCTCGGTTTTCTCCATGCTTTTCCCCTTTCCTTGTGTTGGTTTATGCGATCGCGTAGGTGATGGAGCAGCCGAACGCGCTGTTGGATTGTGTGCCGCCCTGATTGTCGTAGGTCATGTATCCGTCCGCTTTTATGCGGATGACCTTCTGGTTCGCTCCGTCGCGCCCGCCATAAGAGAAATTTAAATCCATTGGAGGCCGCCAGCCTTCGGGCAGGGTGCCGAAGATGCCGTCGTTCCACGAGCCCGTAGCCGAGCTTTTCCAGGAGATTCTGATGGTGGCGGTCTTGCCGCGACGGTATCCGGTGACGGTGCCGTAGGTGTTTTCGATGAGTTTGACCGGTTCGGGGTCGGCGGCCGTGACGGCAGCGATGTCGTTCATGGTCGCGTAGCGCAGCCACGCGCTACCCGTCCAGCAGTAGGGGCCATTGTTGGACTCGGCTGGGTCGGCGGTGACGTAGCCGGTCTGGCCGGTCACGCCGGCGATGCCGGCCAATGCCTCCAAGGTGGTGGCGATGGCGGGTTTCACGCCGGCCGGGGTGTTGCGGCTGTCCACCTCGTTGAGCGCGGTCTCGAAGCCCTCGGCCATGGTCTTGAACTGGGCGGGCGCGCTTGACACGAGGTCGGCAGGCTCGATGTAGGGCAGGCCGTAGATCGGTGTGGTTTTCATGGTTCCTCCGTGATGGTGGTTGGTTGCTGGTAGCGGGTGATGAGAGAGAGCTCGGCGAGGGTGAGCGCGCATTGCCTCCATGTGGCGGGCCATGCGCCCATGCTTGCCCAGGTGGTCGCAGTCGCGGCGACTGTGGGTAGCGGCCATAGGGTGACCTCGTTGCGCAGCAGCGGCTGGTTGTTCGACCATTGGTAGGTGAGCGTGCCGCCGATGCTGGCCCATGGGCCTCCCGTGGCCGGCTTGCCGTCGTCGCCCGCGAGGTTGGATGAGAGCATGCCCTGGATGACGAGGGGGCCGCTGCTGGCGGTGATGTAGAGGCGGGGGTGTACCGCGGGGTCGAGTTTCCGGCCGTCGAATATGGCGGTCTCGGGGCGCAGTCGTCGGTCGATGGTTTCGAGCAGCGTGGCGATCTGTGTGCGGTCGGTGTCGTCGGGTTGCCAGATGGCGCCGCCGCCGCGAGACCATACGCCGCCGCTTTCGTCGCTGGTGACGGCGTCGGTGTCGATGGTGATGCTTTTCTGTGTGGCGGTCAGGTTCGCGGGTAGAAGGTTCCGATCGCTTAGGGTGGTGTCGGCCGGGTCGAATTGAAGGGCTCCGTTGTTGGCCTTGGCCCTTTTGCCGTGCAGTGTGATCTGCGTGTAGGGTTCGGGGATGCTCAGCGTGTTGCCGTCGTCGGTGATGATGTCGGCGGCGTCGAGCCCGTCGAGGGTTTCGCCGGTGTCGCCGGCCACGGTGAGTCGGCCGGTGTCGGTGATGCCGACGATGACGGGACTGCCGAACGTCATGCAGCTGATGCGGCTGGTGTCCCGGTCGGGGTATTCGTACCAGATGGGCCAGTCGGACAGGTGCGCGAAGAGACGGTGGAGCAGGTCGAGCTGGCTGGGGTTGTCGTCCGCGTATGGTGCGGGCGCTGCCACGGGGGTAAGCCCGGCCGGGTCGGCGGTGGGAGCGGATGCAGTTTGGGCGCGTTTGTTGAGTTCCGCGAGGCGTTCGCCGCCGGTGCCTACCCAGTGCAGGCCGGTGTATCGGGCGTCGCTGCTGGTGGGGCCGTCTGATTGCATGCGTTTCCATAGGATCATGCGGCTTGACGCGCTCAGAGCGAGTTTCCAGCCGCCGGCCCGATGGGGCGTGGCTTCGCCGCCCGTGGACACGATGCCATGGAACAGGGTGACGGCGGTGGATTGCGGCGAGTCGGGGACCGGCGGCGTGTAGGTCTGGTGCAGTCTGCCGAGAGTGCCGGTCTGTTGGGCCCATGTGCCCTGGTCTGTGCGGAGCATGCCCCATGTGGGTTGGCCGCTGACCTGCAAGACGATCTGCGCGCCGGCGAGGGTGAGCGCGCGGCCGGTGAGCCACCCGGTCCGGTCGTGAAGTGTGAAGTTCATCACGGAGGGTTCGGGCTGTTCCGTGATGTCGTCGGTGCCCCAGCGGATGCTGAGCGAGTCGAGCGCGGCCACGTCCCGCGTGTGGTCGTTGAGCGGAGTCCAGCCGGCCCCCCAGTCGATGAACATGTAAGCGATCTGCATAATCTAGACCCTCCTGTCCTGGTACTGCTTCAGGAGCTTGAGGATTTCGGCGGCGGTACCCTCCCTGTCAAGCAGTTTGCCTTGGATGGTCACGTTGATGTTCGTGACCTGCGTGGCCGCGCCCGAAGCCGGCGTGGTGCCCGTCGTGACGTTGGCTCCGAGGTTGACGGTGCCCATGCGCCGGTTGATGCCGGCGATGGTGCGGCGCACGTCCTGGTCGAAGCCCTGGCCGAGTCCCTTGGCGAGGCCCTGCATGATGAAGCGGCCGTTTCGGGTCAGGAGCACCTTGTCGTAGCTGGGCGGGCCCTTGTGTTCCTTGATCCAGTCTCCGATTCCGCCGACGAAGTCGGTAACGTTGTTCCACGCGGATTTCAGGCCGTCGAGGAAACCCTCGAGGATGCTTGAGCCGGCGTCCCATAGCAGGGTGCCGAGGTTGCCGAGCGCGGAGAGGATGCGGCCGGGCAGGCCGGACACGTAGCTGATGACGCGGCCCACGGTGCCGCTGACGGCGTTGGTGAGCCCGCTCCATGCGGCGTTCCAGATGGCACCGATACCGCTGAGCACGGAGGAGATTATGCTGCGCACTGTGTTGATGGCGTTGCCGATGAGCGCGCCGATGCCGTTCCAGATGCTTAACGCAATCTGTTTGATGCCGTTCCACGCGCCGGACCAGTCGCCCTGGATGAGGCTGGTCACGGTCTTGATGATGCCCTGCACGACGCCGATGGCGGTTTGCACGGTGATCTGGATGCCGTTCCACACGCCGCCGATATACGCGCTGATGGCTCCCCATATGGCGTTCCACACGGCCTGGATGGTGCCCATGTTCGACTGAATGAACGAAGCGATGCCGCTGATGATGGGCTGTACCACGCCGCTTATCGCATTCCACGTGCTGGTCAGGAACGCGCTTATCGAGTTCCAGACGGCGGTCCACGCGGCCTGTACCTGTTGCCAGACGGGGGCTAGCCAGTCCATGAACGACTGCCAGAGCGCCCGGCCGGTGTCGGTCTGGGTGAAGAACCAGACGAGCGCGGCCACCAACGCGCCTAGTGCGGTGACCACGATCATGACGGGGTTGGCGTTCATGGCGGCGTTGAGAGCCCATTGGGCGATGCTGGCGGCGCTGTTGGCCTTGGCGAAAGCCTGAAGGCCGGTGGCCACCGAGCTGATGATGCTGGCGGTCTTGAACGCGGCGAAACCGCCGGCGATGCCGGCCAGTGCGGCGCTGATGGGCTGCGCGTTGGCGGACACCCAGCCGCTGAACTCGTTGAGTTTGCCGGACACGGTGCCGATGATGGACGCGGCCCCGTTGAAGGCGTTGCCAAGGGCGGTGCCCGCGCCGGCCGCGCCGCCCATGGAGCCGGCCAACGGCGCGAACTGGGCGAGCAGGTCGCCGGCCGCGCCAGCGAGACTCTTGCATGCGTCCCATACGGAGGAGAATATGTCTGCCGCCGCCTGAGCGGGCCCGGTGTCGCGGAACGCGGCGAGGAACGCGGACACTTGCTCCCTGACGGTGGAGAACGTGCCTATGGCGGTTTCGCGCAGGGTGAGCAGGAAGTCTATTATCGGGCTGTCTTCCTCGATGTTGAACGCCGCGCGCAGGTCCGCGCTGATGTCGCCGGCCCTGACGAGCGCGATCACGCCCTTGAGGCCGGTGGTGGCCTTGGCGCTGAACGTGGTGATCTGTTCGGAGGCGACGCCGATGGCGGAGGTCACGGCCGGTTTGAACACGTTGAACGCGTCGGTCA